GCAAAACCCATGCAGATCAGCACTACCGCCAGTAATATATTTTTAATCTTTCTCATCAATATAAAATTTCTCCTAAAGCATTTAAGTCCTGTCCGAAATTGGAATAGTCCTGGGCAAACGCCGGATCATTCTCAGGCACTCCGCTCATCCCCGTTGGCGTGTCAGTGGTTATCGCTTCTACATTCAAAACGTGCTGCATCATATTCTGTATGTGTGTTTTCCACATCTTGAAAAGATCACCTCCGTTGGTATTTTTATAATTCATCTTTCCCTCGGTCATTGTCATTGTTCCACCGCCGCCATCTTTCGCCTGTATTTGCCCATCCGTTACAATAAACTGCGTCTCATTCACCGTCACGCTCACCTTCGTATAGCTATCAGCCCACAGCAGCTGCATCAATTGCCCCGGTCCATCTACTTCCGCTACCACACAGTTTGCATTCACCACCGGCAGCATATACATGCCGTTCACATTGTTAAGTATTACGTTCAGCAGTATTCCGTCCGTTGGTTGGTCTTCCGAATCTGCCGTCAGTTGCACAGTACACATCATCCCTTCGCTATCCACCTCAGTTACCACGCCGCTCATCACCGGAAAGCGCTTTGACTCCATCCCTACAATTCTCCTGTGTTGCTCCGCTATTAGCCTATCCAGCTTATCCGCCATAATTATAAGTTGTAGGCATTTTAAAATTCACCATTGGCCCTATTTCCGATATCCTCCTATAGCCACCCATTCCAAACTTCACCTGGATACTTTCAATTACATAAGTGCCTTCGAGTTCAGGGTATCTGCTGTCTATGATATAGGCATTGAACCCAGGCAATGCAAATGGCACACCGAATGCAGTCAGTTTTCCTTCATATCCTATATAGTTCATGAAGTACTCTTTTTCTTGGGCAAATTTTTCAACCGTTGCATTGTCCGGCACATGGTTCACAAGGCTTTGTACTTTCCTTTTTGCAAATGCCGCTTTGCTTTTTGTATTGATCACAGTCCCTGATGCCAGCTTGCCATTCATAATGATTTGCACAGGCTCACTTGGTATTCGGGTTTTTAGCTGATTGTCCTTTACTGTATTATATCCTATCCTGTATCCTACGCCCGGCTTTCCGAAAAAGCTCTTGCCTTGGACGGTTCTGCTACCTACGCTGCCATTCAAGGTGAGAGGAGTACTTCCACCTCCTGCTGCATATCCGGTATAGGGTAGCCCGCACCACAGCGTAGTTGGGGTAATAAAGAAAATAGTAAGCGTATGATCACTTGCCTCCTTGATATAATCACATATCCTCAGCCCGTCAGCATTTACAAGACGGATTCCGCTCAGTGGAAAATCTACCGGACATTGGACAGTAATATCAGTTCCTTGGCATGCCAATTCCAGCAATGCCTTTGCGCTGGTATTTACTTTAGTAAAATTTGCATTGATAGCATTGTTAAGACGCAATTGCCTTACATAGCCCTCACATTCCACCACCAGTGGCATTGCAAGGTCCCTGCGCTTTACAAACCCCACAAACTCGTTATTCATCTGCCCGTTATACCCTAAATTAATAGTGATTGGATCACCGTCAGCAAACTGTGTACCGGTGGTCACCCAAACAGGTGTACTTCCGTTCTTAGGTACAAATCGGGCTATACTTGGTAGTGTCAGCTTTGCAGTTTGAACTACGCTATGCAGGCTCTTATTAATAACAATATCATGCACGCCACTGAAAGTAAACGCCGGAACAAGGCTGCTATTGATCGTCACACTGCTATTTATTCTCTGCCAGCTCATTTTTATATTTCAATTAGACTAAAAGGCGTCTCACTCAGCATTTTAATAGTATAGGCTTGAATGCTCTTTGTACCTACTTCAAATGGAAAATCACATTCTCGTATTGTTACCCAGTCACTTCCATCGCGCTCAGGGCGTAGTAAGAATACATCTGTCAGCACATTCTTGATACTGACTGGTTGGTTACACTCAAACAAATTCCGCAGGCTGATAATATCCTTCTCCGGATACTCATCACCTACCAGGTCCAAACAAAAACCCTTTATATTGATCTCATATGCCTTAATACTGATCAATTCGCTTACAAGCCCGTTTACCTCCGTCATTTCCGTGTCTACAACATGCTTTACTGGCTTTATTGACACAACGGGAAACGGAAGGTTATAGACGACTTGTTGGCCACTGCTATTTGTATAGGTCACTTGCACCGGCATAAAGTATTCGCGCCCACTGGCGTCATCATCATAATAGGGAGCGCCATAGGTTCCGAACTCCGTCCGGTCAAGCTCTGTTATACCACCATCACCCTTGAGAGCAGTCACAGCCGGTGCAAATGCACTCGCAGGTACGTAAAAAACCTTATCAAACAACTGTGCAAGGAAATCAAGATTTACAACCGGAGAAGTATAGTTATTCATTTGTATATTTTAGTGCAATCCGGGTATCCCCTTCAGCAATTCATAATATTGTTCCTTAAACCCTGCGATCACTTGTTTTGCTCCTTCGGTTGCGCTGTTTACAACCACTTTTTCCACAACGAATTTTGCCGAAATATGTATTTGTTTTGGGCCGCCACCAATGATGCTATCTGCTGCACTGCTCAATCCGCCTTCCCCCGGTTCTTTTGCCTTACTGTAATTCGGGTTCTTGACTCCGTACTTATCCAGGAGAGCGCCATTTAAATCCTTCCCGGGATCAACCATATTATTTAGGTCCCACCCAAAGGCATACTCTGCAGGATGACGCTGTAAGTTGTCACGTCTAACCTCTGCCGCATATTTGTCTCTTAACCCCTGCGAATAAGCATCCGTGCCCATCTCTATCAGTATGGCATCCGGTACGGCTAGATCCCACCCTGATTTAACCTTCCACAATCCCATCGCTTCACCGGCCTGCGCCCCGAAGTACATTACGGCCACCGGTATTATCGCGCTGCTCACGCCTGCAGCAAACCCACCGGCAAGACCGGCAGCGCCCAAACTGGCTCCTTCAGCTGCACCCATCGTGCTGATCGGCAATGCAAACGATGCCTGCGAGGTTGCAATTAGCGCTTCACGCTCAGCAAGGCCCATTCCTGCCCATTTCAACCCCAGGCCCTCCACTACTGCGCCCTGCTCGGCAAGTGCTGCGGTTTGCGCCTCAACAGCCGTAGTATTCTCTATTGTTGCTGCAGTCTCTGCTCCCACACTTGCTGTCCACAACCAGTTAGCTGCAGTCATGGCCACCGTTCCCACCTTCCAGGCAACATACGCCTCCACACCCACCTTTATTACGCCCACCCATTTGCCCAGGGTATCAGTATTATTGCTCACCCAATGCACCATATCGGCAAAGTCGTGTATCACGGCTTCCAATGCCGGTTGCATTCTTTTCAGGTCTTCAGGAAGCCGCTCTACAAGTGGCATAAACGCTTTCATCACTTCAGCTTCTGAAGGAAGCAACGCCAGCCCTAGTTCTGTCTTCGCCTGTTTTATATTGGTGATCATTTCCTTATACTGGCCACCTGGCGTTTCCAGTATCCGGTTTTGCATATCATGAAAGCGGCCACCCTCAGCCACAGCATATTCCATGCTTTTACGCAGGTCATTAAATGAAAACTTCCCTTCAGCCATCCTGGCCGTTAGGTTTGTCATGCTTTCCCCCGTAACCCTTGCAGTTTCCACCAGTGGGTTAAATCCGGTAGTCCTGAGTATGCGCATCTCCATGCCGCTCAGGTGACCCTGCGATTTGGCTTCGCCTAATGCCAGTATCAGGCTCTGCATCTTTTGGTCATCACCCATGCTGATATCTCCGAACTCCTTCAGGTCCGGTAATATATTTTTCATGGTTTCCCCCATCCCCAGCAGCACTACGGCCTCGTGGTTCAATTCAGGGCCAAATAAACTTTTTGGAATGTAATTATGTATCTGCTCGTAAAGGTCCTTACCTGCATCATCACCGGCCAGCACTTGCATTTCTAGCTGCAGCTTGCCTTCCTCCATACCGCCGCCCAATACGTCTTTTATTTGTTCCTTCGCGAAGTCTGCTGTTTTTTCCACCCCCCTGGCCACCAGTTCACCAAGTGCCATGCCGCCTATCAGGTGCACCTCGCTCAGCCGCTCCATTGCGCCGGTGAGCCCTTCTACCGCGCCGGTTGCTTCACCTATGCTTCCATGATCCACACGTATCTTGCGCTCGTTACCCAGGTCGTCCAGCCCTTTTGCAGCCTTGCTTATATCGTCATGGATACCCCCAAAAGAAGAATGAGTGGAAACAGCCGCTTTCTGGATGCCACCACTCAGTTTCTCGTTTAGTTCGAGCGTGAATGTTACTATATCGCCCATAAATACATTAGGTCATTTATATGGAATTCCCCGTTTTTCAATTTTAGCCCTTCGCCTGGCTCTGTCGCTTTTCTTCCTTCCTGATGTGGTTCATGATCGCCACCCTCGTTGCCAGTTCCTCATCTGTAGCGTTCTTAGCATCAAAACGCGGAAAATAATACTCTACTACAGTCTCGATATATAGGGGAGAATCGGTATCGAGATTTTCCTCCGCTTCCCCTATAAGTTTACCAGACGCGCCTTAACACCATTCATCTTCGCCCTGATCTCGCTTGTCATTCCAAGCCACTCTGGAGTATCAGTAACAAACACATCACTACCGCCCAGCCAGAGAAGCTCCGCAAATACCCTGACAGTGGCCAGTGGCTCTTTTGCATCAGCTTTAGCAAGTGCAGCGTTTACATCTCCGCGAAAAGGATTTCTGAAATAGCCGATATGCTTTTCATTATCATCGATCACTTGGAATATCCCCCTCAGGTGATTCGCCTTCCACAGTTCTATCTGCTCAGGTGTTACTTCTCCTATATACATAGGTTTTTGCGACTCGGTCTTATATTTTATAGTATTGTCTTTTGTCATAAAAATGCTGTTTAAATGTTGTTTTTGCACCCCAAAACCCCGCTTCAGGGCGGGGCAATTTGGGTACTTTATCTCCGTTTTTAAGTGTTCATCTTATGGGCATTAAGGCACCGTCACCAGGTCCGTAAAGTTCCCCTGGCAGTCCATTACCATTTCGGTAGCCCCTTGGTCCCAGCCTTTCTCATATGAGCTGATCTTAAAGCCTACCCAGGTATCCTGCATTACAGTTCCACCTGGAGGCAGGTAAGTGATCACTACACTTATTACCATGCCGCACACGCTCTTTGCGCCTGCAGCTTTAGCTGCCACGGTCAGCGCAGTAAAGTCTCCCAGCAATAGCTTAAAACCTCCGGTATAAGCAATATTACCCGGCTGTATGGCACGAGGCTTATTCCCTGCGGCATACAGAGGCTTATCGGCCCAATTCTCTTTATACTTATAGCCGGTACATTTTCCGCTCACGCTTCCACCTGCAGAGAAAGTACCATTACTCCAGGTAGCTTCTTCATACTCATTAAACCCTATTTGGCTCATAAAAACGATTTTTTACTTTTTAACTTAAGTGCATTTTCAAATTTGCACATATTCAAATTTTCAAATTACCTACGCCGCCAGCCCCAGTGTGATCTGGATATTCACAGCATACGCCACACCATTCACCACTATCATTATAGCCAGGAGGCCGCTCTCAGCAATATTTTGTGTCAGGCTTATGCTGCAGCTCGCACTCGTACAATTACCCGGCGCCACCATATTAGTCTGAAAGTCATTATTCGTCTCCTGCTGCAGGTTTCCCGCCCAGCTCGGATCAATGGTCCCGTCTGCCTGCACTGGCACCTCGTCATCTACCTCCTGCAAATACCTTGCGTAGGCTATGATCTGCGCCTTATCTATCACGCATCCTGCCACTAGGGTATTATAAGTGTCGCTTGTGGCCGTACACATCGGCACCCCTGAGAAAAAGTAACCACTGGCCTGCGGATAAGTCTGCACAGTAGCAAATCCCTTAGTCACCATGGTAGCTATATCACCGCCTGCAGCCTCAACAGTCTCAGTACCTACATAGCATTCGCTTATACCTGGCAGCGGCCCGTTCTTTACACGGCTGCGCTTCCTTTGCACCGGCAATACTGCATCACAACCAGCCGTAAAGCCAAGCGCACATGCCGCGCCACCACTATAGCCACTGGATGGCTGTAAGTCCCACAGCAGCAGCTCCACACGGTTATTGGTAGTCCCGCTGGTCATATTCGTAAGGTTACCTACAGTTCCGTCATAAGAAGTAGCGCCTATTATGCACCTGAATGGCAACTGTAAAGCAGCAAAAGCTGTAGCCATCACCTGCATATTCGTAACTGCAGTATAGCAGGCAGGGTTAATGCCTGCAGTTATATCAGCCACAGTCACCACCGTATCATCGCTCATAATATACAGTTTCTTTATAGGCAATCCCGCCGTCTTGGCATAATTCAATAATACCTTCGCGCTGGCGCTGTTCGTATTATCGGCCATATCAGCTACCGTCATAGTATTGGGTACAAGCATGATATACAGACCCGCATTCACCGTCCCGGGCACACTGTAAAAATCGCTGATCTGCCGGTAAGCAAAAGGATTGTTCGCCAGGGTAATTGCATTTGCCCCGCTCGATGCGCTTGCCAGGCTCGTCACATATATAGGCGTGCCCAGGGTGTACCCACCTTCTTCAGTAACCCCTGTAAGCACCATTCCGCATATTCCGTCATTAGTCTGCAATGACTGCCCGATGGACGCCTGCGCGATATTGATCGTAACTGTACCACAAGCAGTCGTCCGCAATCCATACTTCAGGAAAAACGTATTCTTAGGCTTTGGCAATACTATCGCCAGCACAAGGATCACCGCAAACAAAACATGCATAAATGGAGAAGCCCCCGCCAGCAAAGGCATCATTGCCACCCCTATCAAAAATTCAAAAAACCCTTTCAGTTTCATAACTATTCTATTTAAAGTGCATTTTCAAATCTGCACATTTTCAAATTTTCAAATTAATTTAGGCAGTAGGTACAGCAGCCAGATTCTGTGCGGCCATTGTCGCGTCAAACTCAGCATTCTCCAAAATTGCTTTCGCATCAGCTATAGCAGCTGTGCAAGTATTTACCAACTTCTGAGCAATGCCCTTTGCTGTCTTATTTGCAGTAGACGGCAGGACGCCCAGCGCAGCTTGTGCATCGGTCAGTTTGCCATTAGCTACATTATATGCTTCCTGGGCAGTCACAAGTGCAGCCTGCGCCTTATCATTTGCCTCGGTTGCCTGGGCCAGCGTCAATTGAGCAGGAGCCGGAACGGCAGCAGCAGGAGCCGGAACGGCAGCACCTCCAGTCGGAGGCACACCCACAAGTGCCCTGCTCATATTGGTTACCACACCTGCAGCTGTAATTGCCGCTTGTGTGGTCGCATATGCCGGAGTGCCCTCTGGAGGCATCACTTGAGGAGTAGCCTTTTTCATAAGGTTTGCCGCATGCCGGTTGGCATCAGTAGATGCCTTAAATGGAAGGCCATCGCTGGTCACATACATGGCGTCAAGCGTTGGATTACTCCTGAACGCTGCCTGTATGTTATAAAGTTTCTTATTTGGAGCTGCCATAAAATGGTATTAAAAATGTTATTGTTTACTTACCCCTTTCCCGGAGTGAACCGTTTGTTAATCACTATTTTTTGCTTGCGCTCTTCTTAGCTGCTGGTTTCTTCTTCTTAGCAGTTTTCTTTTTCGCTGCAGCAGCTACATCACGCTTCTCGTCTTCAGGTGTTACCACTTCTGGCTCTTTATCTTCCGCATCAATGGGAACCTGGATAATGTCACCCACATTGATACCCTGATCCTTAAATTCCGGATTTTCGATCATGTCTTGTTCTGTCACCTCATGGTCAAATGTAGCCGGTGCCGTTTCGCCACCATTGGCTATCCACTCTTCCACCTCTTCCCGGGTGATATGGTCCACTGTAGCATCCTTTGCCTTACCGATGCTGTTATTGGCAGCCCATTCGCTCAGGTACCCCTTATCCACGCCACCTATCTTTACAAACCACAATTCTTTGGCATCCTTATGGCCTTCGAAATATTTCGATCGGGCATTATTGATCTTCTTCATAAAAAAGAGTGTTTAATTATTGTTTAAAAGCTATTTAAAACCTTGAATTTTTCCGTGTCCCCTCTGCCAGTATATACAGCATCCATTGCTTCTGCTCGGCTGTCCAGTTGCACTGCTTTTCATGCAGGGTATCCATATACCTTGCAGGCGTACCATCGCATGCTCTGTTCGGGAAAATGTAA